TGCTTTAGCCTCAGGGGATTTGTGGATTCAGTCAGATACTGATAAAATGCTCACAGCCTCATCGCCAGGGACTGGTAGCTGGCACCTACGGGATGATGCTGGAGCCATAAATAATGCTACCACAAATGTTAATGGGGGAAGGATTGTAACCCAGACAATAGTTTTGAAAGCTGGTGGGGCAGGGAATCCTAACAATGCAAATGGTATTTTAATGACGAATGATACCATCCCTACAAACACTAATCCTAGAATTATATTAAATAATACTGGTATAGTTGGGTATGATAGTAGTGGTAATTTCCAATTTAAAATACAAGCTACCGATGGGAAAGGAATATTTGGTGCTGGTGCAGTTACACTAGATTCAAGTGGAATGCATATAGTTAATGGTGGTTATGTTAGAAGTGGAACTAAAACTTATGGGGCTTCAGCAGCGGGCTTTTTCTTAGGATATAGTGGGGGGGCATATAAATTTGATATTGGAACTAATCTTAATTATCTAAGGTGGGATGGTTCTGGCTTATCTATTAAAGGTACTATTATACTAAGTGATGGTACGGCTGAAGCTGCTATAAAGAATGCAAATACTGTGGGCAGTGATTTAGGCGGGGGTTACGGAGACAGTACTATAGGTGGTTTAACTTTAGCAGCTAATAAAATATATATAGGTAGTGGAAATTACTTTAATTCAGATACGGCATTTTATGTAGATAATACAGGAGATTTTTCATTAAAGAATAAATTAAAATGGGATCAATCTGCTAATACATTAGAAATTACAGGTAAAATTATTGCTAATGATGGAACAATTGGTGGTTGGAATATTAATAATTACGATATAACATCCACTAATGGGCTTTTAGAATTTGGTCGATATGGGACGATTAAAGGATGGAAAACGAGTCAATCAGATTCCAATCTTAAATATCAACTTAGTACTGGTACAACTGCTTTTACTGTATATGGATCAACAAAGGACGACCCTGCCTTAAAGATTCAAACCGCCTATGGTTCCTCTACCTATGGGTATATTCACGGTGATTCTACGGGAGGAACCTCTGATGTAACTTATCAAGCTAGGTATCATAGGTTTCAGAATTTTGCGGATTCTGGTTATGTGAGAGATATTTATTCTCTTACAATGAAACCCGTATCCGCAACCGTTGATGTTAGATTAGCCACACTAAATAATTTTGAAGATTTGCATCTAGTTACAGAGGGAAATTATTCTCAAATACGTCTATATGTAGACGATACTGAATATCTAGAAATTGATTCGGTGGGTTCTATCAAACAATGGGAATTCGCAGGTTCTACAAACCTAATCCCCGTTATAAATAATAATGGGTTTATAGGTACTTCAAGTAGACGATGGAGTACCTTCTATTCTGTAAATGATCTTGATTTTAGCTCAGATGCTAATGAGAAAGAGCATATGATTACTCTTACAGATGGCTTAGATATTATTGACAGGTTAAATCCTATAAAGTATAATAGAATAGGAGAAACAACAACTCGATTTGGTTTTACTTCTCAAGCCCTTAAAGAGGTAATGATTAATACAGGTTATGGAACAGATGTAGCTGTTTATTCAGAACAATATAATATGGATACAGGTGGAACTTCGTGGGGTATAGCCCCAACACAATTAATAGCCCACCTAGTATCATCTATCAAAGAATTGAAGCAACGTATAGAAATTTTGGAAGGAGCGTAGAAGTAGTATGGCATTACAAATATCTTATACTGATAAAAGTGGGGCAATTCATTCGGAAGCCTATGTAAAAATTGACCGAATAACTTGGGTACTTGCTAAATCTATATGCCAATTTGATGTAGGAATATATCATGATATCAGTACCCGAAGTAAAGATGATGAGACAAAGGAAAAAGAGTTAGTTGCACATTATAAGTACCATTTAAATTCAGAAGCCTATAGTATCTATTTAGGTGAGGATGTTTTAAAAACAGCAGATAAATCTCCTTTGAGTCAGCTATATTCATGGTTAAAAACTCATGTGGATACTCCAACTGACCCAACAGGTAATCCAAATATGGGGCATGATATTGATTGGACAACTGCTATTGATGCTTAAATGGGTAAAAAACAGGAGATAATCAGATTAAGACAGTATAATCCATTAATGACTGGGGCAACAATTGCTAGGAAGGTTGAAGTCTGTAAACAATACGTAAGTAAGGTTTTAAAAGCGGAAGGATTAACAACTTCCGTTCCCAGACCACGCAAACTTCCTCGCCAATGTGACCTCTGTGGGTATGCTATACCCAAAAGACAACGTTTTTGCTCCTCTGAATGCAGGGAAACTTACTTATATCTGCTTGTAACGTGTGCCTTTTGTCATACGTCTTTCACAAGAAGACGTTCTGATATTGCATTAGGGCATCGAAGAGGGTATAATGCTATCTATTGCAGTAGAATCTGCTTTAATAAGGGACAAAAAGATAGGTAGAGGAGGTTTATGGAGATTACAGATGAGTTAATTACTCAATGGGAGCCTAAAATACAACGTTTTTTAAACACATCTTTTGTATTGGGTATGGATAGAGAAGATTTAGGTCAAGAATTACGAATTTCTATTGTTAAAGCTGCGGAAGGTTTCGATGAATCCAGGGGAATATCTTTTCATACATATTTACATACCACAATGATTAATACCTTACGTACTTTAATTTCTAAAGCTAGAAAACATCACCTAATTTATGAAGCATCTAGTTTAGATGAGTCATATAACTACGATTTTTCTTCTGATGAATTTGCGGGTGGAAATATTCCATCTAAAATTATTAAAGCTTTAGAAGATTCTCTAACAAAAAATAAAGAACAAGACTTTGAAGTTCAAGATCTGTTGATCAGAGCTAAATTAAGTTCTTCTGAAATTAGTTTTCTTAATTTACGCATGGAGGGACTTACAATGGAGGAAATTACAACCGAATTAGAAGAATCTTCATATAAATTACGCCATAGTTCTAAAAGAAAGCTAAATAAGTATCTAACTAAGATAAATTGGTTAGGAGATGATGATGCCTATCAAGAGAAGAGTTAAACGAGGAAAATTGAGCAAGCAAAAGTCCTTGACAAAAGTTTCTCCAAGTCTTAAACTCATGGGAGTGAATCGACAAACAAGACAAGTGTGGTTAGTAGCCGAAGTAGCTACACCAGAAGACGCAAAAAAATTAATTACCCCCGAAGACCACACGGAATACTATTTGATGGATTCATATAATCAAGTTTACTTATTAACTTAGGAGAAGAAATGGAAAGTTTTGATTTTATTGAATCTGGAATCGTTTTAGGGATAACTGACTTTGACCATCTAAGGAAATTCAAGCATCCATCTAAAGATTTCGCTAAACATGGTGATGCTTACCAATTTTTACTGAAGTATGTAGATGATTACGGGGAATTTCCAACTATCTCTCATCTATGTGAAAATTATCCTACCTTAGATACATCCGCTAGTTCATTAAACTTAGAATATGCAGTTGATAAATTTAAAAACCAAGTCTTATATAGGCAAATAGTTAATGTATTCAATACAAACAAAGAAGTTCTTAAAGAAAATCCCAGGAAAGCATTCTCTCAAATAACACATAGTCTGAATGATATTAGTGTTATTTATGATGAAGAAGTTGTAACATATAACAACGGACATTCGCTAGATAGATTAGCTGAGTGGCAAAACCGAACAGCCAAACGGCAGATGGGCGATGGGTTAATGGGAATTAAAACTCCCTTTAAAACTCTCAATAATTTGGGAGTAGGGTGGCTTCCTGGGGAATTGATTTCTTTATTTGCAAGGCCCACAGTAGGGAAAACATGGATGAGTGTCTTAACAGCAGCTATTGCTGCGATGGCTGGGCATAAAACTCTGTTAGTTTCAACCGAAATGCCTGTATCCGCTATCAATTTAAGGGCCGATGTAGTTATGGGAAATTTAATGGGGTATAAACTATCCCACAAAGCTCTTAGAAATGGTGACCCAATAGATGCAGAAGTATATAAAGAGTTTTTGGAAACACTTACTAAAGAAAATGCCCCAAGTCTCCTAGTTTGTGACCACATAAATGGAGAAGGGTCTATGACGATAGAGGGTATTGCAGGACTTATTAGAAAGCATACCCCAGAATTTGTAGTGCTAGATGGTATTTATTTAGTCACTTCGGGCTTAACTACTAAAAAAGCTATGTGGGAACAATCCCATGCTTTATTCTATGCTATGAAGGGATTGTGCCTTTCCCAAAATGTATCTATGTTTGTAACTACTCAGGCGAACAGAGATGCTGCGAATGTATATGTCCCACCCCAACCTGAAACTGTGGCCTTTGGAGATGCGTTACTTAGAGCATCTGATGTTACTTTATCAATGGCTAGGGTAGAACATGATACCCAAAAACGGGTAATTCAATATCAAAAATATAGGGATGGGGAAATAGACATAGATATGTCACTCCTAGAATGGGATGTAGATAGAGGATATATTGAAGAAGTGGGTAGTAAGTTTTTTGAGAGCGATGAATATTAATGAATTGGACTAATATTCTTATAGATGCAGGACTCCCAATTCCTATAGAAAAGTCTGAAGTAAGTATAGTCTGTCCCTTACATGATGATAGAGTGTCATCCTTATCTATAAATACTGATAAAGGTGTATGGATATGCTTTGCTGGTTGTGGACAAGGGCCATTAAAATCTTTTCTAAGTAAGTATTGGCACATATCTTTATTGGACGTAGAGAAGTATTTAGGAGATAAAGATGTAGAGTTAGATCTGAATTTCTTTGATAACTTTGAATTGGAAGATGTCCAAGAATTCGTAACTTATCCTGAAGATTTCCAGGCTTTTACTTATCCTAAATGGGCTTTAAACAGGGGGTTTTCCCAGGCAGAATTAGAAAAGTGGGAGTGTGGAACTAATAGATATGATGATTTAATCATTCCTATTTTTACTCAGACTGAGGAATTAAAGGGGTGGGTATCACGTAGACCTAATGCAGTTCCTAAATATTTATATTCTAAAGGATTTAAAAAATCCAGGTATTTATTTGGGATTAATCATCTAAGGAATAGTTCCTTTGTGTGCGTTACTGAAGGAAGCTTAGACACTATTTGGTTACACCAAAATGGTTTTTCTTCCGTAGCTATTTTAGGAGCTATACTATCCAAGACTCAGGAAGAGTTACTTTCTAAACTTCCTGTTGAAGAATTAGTTATATGTTTGGATAATGATGAAGCAGGGCAAAAAGGAAAAGAGCGATTAATGGCTTGCATGACACAAAATTTTGTGGTATCATATACGAAATTACCGAAAGGAGTGAAAGATATACAAGATGTAAAAAATGAAAGAGAGCTAGAAGCCATAATACAAAATAGAGACATCTGGTAAATTTAAATTAAAGGAGATTATTATGAGTGGAATAAGTCGTATTCAAAGTCTTAGGGAAGAAAGTAGGGTAGAAGCAGCGTCAAGGTCAGCAGTTCCGTTTAGGGAAGTATGGTTTAAGGATGGTGACCAAGCCTTCGTAACATCAATAGCTACGGGTGAAGATAACGATGTCAACCTAGATGAGGTATCTTTGTATACCTTTAGGCAAGGTAATAGGTTTGTTAACCTCTTAAATGCTGATGGCGTAGATTTAAGTGCGGTACCAGCAGAGTCCAGGCCATCTAGGAAATTTGCTTTTTGGGGATATGTCCATGAAATAATCCATGCAGAAAAGCGTAATGACGATTGGGAAGAGATTCAAGGCCCAGGTGGACGTAAGATGTTTAAGGAAGTTGTGAATGATTATAAGGTTATCTGTCTAGGGTTTGGTCGTAATGACTATCTCTGGAATCAGTTGGTAGATGTTTACAATGATTGGAACTCCTTGAATAAGGGTGTCATGAGGATTAAGCGTACTGGGGCTGGAATGCGTGATACCTCCTATGCCATTGCTGCCACGGCTAGGGATAGTGAAATTCCTACCGATAAACTGAATGAAGCCTATGATCTTCCTCCTATCCAAGAATACTTTCAAGAACGATATGGGGCTTTGTGGAGTCCTGGCCCCTCTAATGATGAGGGGGAAACAGAAATTAAAACTGAATCCTCTAGCCTTGATTTGTTTTAATGCCCACTAGATTAGATACGGATGAGTACTTCTTGCAGATTGCTAAAACCGTGGCACAAAGAAGTACTTGTCCACGCAGACAAGTTGGTTGTGTCTTAGTAGACAGTAAGAACCACATTGTAGCAACGGGGTACAACGGTGTTCCAACAGGGTTTACTCATTGTATTGATACACCTTGTCTTGGGGCATCGTACCCCCCAGGAGAAGGATTAGATGTATGTGAGGCTATTCATGCAGAGGTGAATGCCTTCTTACAGTTACGGTCTAATGAGGAATTAACTGCTTATATGACCGTGACACCGTGCTTCACTTGTGGTAAAATGTTTGCAAATAGTAAAGTTAAAAAAATAGTAGCGTTAGAAGAATATGTGCATGGTGGAGTTCAACACATGTTAAGTAAAGCTGACATAGAAGTAAAGATACATGATAGTAACTAAAGATAAATTTAACACGGTTATGGATACGTTAAGCAACTATGATACATGGTGTGTAGATGTAGAAACTAATGGACTAGATCCGTATGAATACAATCAAATATGTGGCGTAGGGGTATTGGGATATGGGCTATCTAAAACTGATACCTACTACTTTCCATTTAGGCATCACCAAGGAACGAATTTAGATAGTTCCCTGTTGGATGAGTTTATTACCTCCTTGAATCGAGTTCATACCCTACTTGGGTATAACATGAAATTTGATTTGAGGTTCTTAGAAAAAGAAGGATTAAAAGTTAATGGTCAGAAACTAATAGATGTTATTGTGTTGGTACGCTTATGTGCCGATATAGAAGTGAGAGAGTTTGGATTAACCGAAACTATTAAGCGGTATTATGGTGAAGAAGAAGCTTCGTATGATATAAAAACTAAGAAATATCTGAAGGACAATAAATGGAATAAAGACTTCTCTATGGCTCCTGTAGATGTATTGGGGCCATATTGTGAACAAGATGTTTATTGGACATTTGACTTGTATCAATCATGTATGCATCAAATTGAAAATATGGGACAGGAACAGGTAGCCGAATTAGAAGCGCAATTAACTACTGTTTTATATGATATGGAAGGGCGGGGAATTGAAATTGATAGTAAGTATGCAGTAGATTCTATGGTTAAAATAGATCAACGTAGGGGGGAAGTTTCAGACCGTATATGGAAATTAACGGGCAATGAATTTAATATAAGTAGTTCCCAACAAGTAGGAGCAGTGCTAAATGGATTGGGCATACATTCCCCTACGACAACTCCCAAGGGAAAAGAATCTTGGGGAGAAGCTGCACTAATTCAAATTAATAATCCTATTGCAGGATTGATTCGACAGTACAGGTCTTTAGAGAAATTGAAATCTACTTATTTAGAACCCTACATAGATACAAAAACTTTGCACACAACTTTTTGTAATTGGGTAGTTGTTACTGGTAGGTTGTCTTCACGAAGTCCTAATCTTCAGAATATACCTAGAACTCACTTTAACTTAGTAGATAAGGAGTTAACAGATGAGGAAAGAGAAGTCATCAAAGGTCGTATTGAAGCTATTGTTTCTACCAAGGGGGGCACGATCTCCCCCGATTTAGCAGATGATGTATTGGACACATGGGGATTTGTAGGTGACGAATCCTTTGATGAAGCTAATGAACATCAAATAGCTATTAGGAGATTGTTTGTTCCTAGACCAAACTACAATCTGATTGGATTTGACTATTCTCAAATGGAAGTACGAGTCTTCCTTAGTTACCTTCAAAATGTAATGATGGATGAATTAATGCATAAGGAGAATATTGATTTTCATGGGGAGACAGCTAAGAATGCTTTTGGTGTAGGGGAAGACCATCCTGAATTTAAGTTCTATCGGCAAATGGCAAAGAATATTACTTTTGGTATTATCTATGGAATCGGGAATAAACGGTTAGCTTTACAATTACGTACTTCTCCAAAAGAAGCAGCAGTATATAAGCGTAAATATTTTCAAGGTATTGAAGGGTCTAAAGAATTTATTGATAAAGTAACTAAGACTATTGAACAACGGGGCTGGGTACGTAATAGATATGGTAGGCTATATAAAATTCCTGCGGATTTTGCTTATAAAGGGGTGAACTATTTAGTTCAAGGCACTAGTGCCGATATTTTAAATGAAAGGATGATTAAAGTATATGAATATCTCAAGAATAAAAAGAGTAATATCTTGCTTCAAGTACACGATGAAATCATTTGTGAAATACATAATGATGAGATATGTGATGTACCGCTTGAAATCCAAGCACTTCTAGAAGAAAATAGTTTAAATATTCCACTTAAGGTAGATATAGATGTATGTCAAGGTTCTTGGGCCGATAAGAAAGATTGGTCTAAATTAGACTTGACACAAGCATCAGTATCTGATATTATAGAAGAATATATAGATTGGAGTTAAGTGTATGAAAACTAGAAAACGTTTTAATCCACGTAGTCATGAAGCTAATGACTCTATAGGGAAGCAAGCAGTCTTGAAACTTTTAAAGCGTATGAATGTTGATGCAGAAGAAAATCCCAATCAATATGGCGTAGATATACTAGTGAAAGGTAGGAATAGAACATATGAAGTAGAACGTAGAGCTATTTGGCATATCACATGGCCCCATCCTACAGTTCATATTCCTGAACGAAAGACTAAGTTCTTAAAACCTGATATGGTCTATGCAGTAGTTAATATAGAATGTGATAGAGTTATGCTTTGTTCTAGTGAGGTGATTCTTAAATATCCTCAAGTAGAAATCCCAAATAGGGCTATTCCAACGGGGGAGTATTTTTATGATGTACCTCTGACTGAATGGTATGTATATAATGTAGAGGATAAAGCACCAAAAATAACAGCGGAACAGTTGGGAAAACAGAGACAAAAGGCTCATCCCAAAGGCACCCCTAGATTTTTTACTGACCCAAATACTGAAGATATTCGTGGTAGTCTAGGTGAGTTATTATTTAGTAGTGTCTATGGATTTCCTGTTGATACTACTATACGGCCTAATGGTGATGGGGGAATAGATTTTACTACTCCTATAGGAATTATAGATGTTAAAACGGCTTTGAAACCCTTCAATCTTCTTATAAAGAAAAAAGAAATTAATAATCCTGTAGAGATTTATATTCTAGCCCATGACCACGGTGATGGGGAAGCATCCTTTGTAGGATGGGAATATGCTTCAGTTATGAAAAATTGTCCCTTTAAAGATATAGGGGGATTTGGAATTATTAGTTATTACAAATCAGCAAGGGAACTTCATCCTATGACAGAATTTAATAAATTATTAGAACAGGGAGATAAGAATGGCTAAAGTAAGTATGCATCTAGGATTCACATTTAGGGTAGGCGATTTAGCAACGAATCAGTATGGACGTATAGACCTTTCTATAGACCAGATTGATACAGAACTTCCACTAGACGAACAACTGGAAGATGCTGGTTATACAGCAGACCAAGTATGGGATGTAATTAAGACTAAGGTAGATTCCCAGACAGATAGTTTGTTGACGTAATGAATAATGAAGTAGCGAGGGCTAACGTCTTAGAAGCGGTATTAGCCGAAAGGGAACGACAAGTAGAGCTATGGGGTAGACAATTAACACACCCTGATTATTGGTGGTATATAATTGCTTCTGAAGAGCATGGAGAAGTAGCTACAGCCATTTATGATAAGGATGGAGAAAATTTAATGCAGGAAATTATTCAGACCTGTGCCGTATATTTCGCCTGGGCCGAAGCGATTTTATCAAGGAGTGACAATGGAAACTAATTTCGATGAACTAGATAGTCTCTTAGCAGACATTCAGAATGCCCACAAAGCCCTCAAGAAGCCCAATAACTGGACTCTAGGTAATGCAGAAGGGTTAGACCTAGAAAAGATTTCTTTGGGGCTACCAGCCTTAGACAGGCTTCTACATGGTGGTATACCTAAGAAACGAATGACGTTACTTACTGGAAAGCCTAGCTGTGGTAAATCCTACTTGGCTACTAAGGCTTGCGCTCAAGTACAGAAAGAGGGTGGTCTAGTTGGGTGGATTGATGCAGAGCTATCCTGGGATAAGGACTGGGCTGCAACATGTGGATTAGACCCTAGCAGGGTATTACTAGCTCAACCCTATTCTGGCGAAGAAGCAATGGCAGTATTATCCGAATGGTTAGATGGGGTAACTCTCGATTCTAAAGGAAAGAATCGCACTAAGCCAGTAGATATTATTGTGTTGGATAGTTTGGCTGCATTATCCCCGCAACAAGTTCAAGAAGATGATTGGGAGAAAAGCCCAATGGCTTGGCAATCTAGATTCATCAATAGTAGCTTTCCCAGGTTCTTTAACAAGCTTCAGAATGGTTCTGCGTTTATAGCTATTAACCAAGAACGTACTTCTATCGGTGGTTATAAACCGTTACCCCCAGGTGGATTAGCACAACAGTTCTTTGCTCACTTAATGTTGGAAGTGCGTAAGGGAGAATGGCTTCCTTCCTCTAATTCTAAAGCAGGGGAAAGAGAAGGCTTTAACATGATGGTAAGAATTAATAAGACTAAGGTTGGTGGTTTGGTTGACGACCAAGCTGCTGTACCGTTTACTTTTAATTCTGGGGTACGAGAATATGAAGCGTTTATAGACGAAGCTTTATATACAGGAATTCTAACCACTACTAGTAATGGGCGTTATGCCTATAAAGATACTAGCTTTCATGGACGTACTAACCTAATGAAAGGCTTTGAAGAAGACCCTGAGTTGTATGATACATTGAAGCAGGAAGTAGAGAATTATGCAACAGCCCTATAAAGACGATACTCAACAGGAACGGTATGTAAGGTCTGCATTAGATTCATATGGATATTCTTATATAGAACAATGTGATTGGTTTAAACCTTACATAGTGGATTTCTTTCTACCTGAATTGAATATAGTTATCGAAGCTGACGGTCATTATGGTCATTATAGTAAAAGAGACAGAAAACGAGATATGAACATAATGGAGACTTATTTAGTAGACCGTGTAGTACACATTAAATCTCAAACCCTAGAGGGTATAATCGAGGACATATGGCAGGAATTCGACAAATTTCAGGAAGAGGAAACAACAAACCTAGAGCCAAACGGAAACCCCCAACACCAGTAACCAACCAAGACAAATGGCTTCTGAAGGCTTTAGACGCTCATTTAGAGGGGCATAATAATCCCCCAAGGGCTGGAGTATTCCATCCCTCTCAAGTAGGACAACCGTGTGACAGATTATTGTATTTAGGATATAATGGTTTGTTAGAAGCATATACGATAGTACCTAAATTAGCTCGTATCTTTGGGTGTGGCTCCGCATTGGAAAATCGTGTATCCAAATACTTTAATGATATGGGGTTGGAATTGGAACGGGAAGTACCTGTAACTTTTGATTACCCCCCCATTTCAGGGCGCATAGACTTTATTATCGACCACGGGGAATATGGGCCAATGCCCGTAGAACTAAAATCTATTAATAATGCAGGCTTTAATAAGTTGACCTCTTCCCCTAAACCCGAACACCTTGTTCAATTACAGCTATACTTAGCTTTATGGCCCGTAGAATATGGAACAGTATTATATGAAAACAAGGATAACCAAGATTTGAAAGCGTTCCTTGTGAAATATGAGCAGAAGCACATAGATGCTATCTTTAATCGTTGCAAAGCAATTATGCAAATGGACGTTTGCCCACCACAATGCGGGGGCGATAGATGGTGTTCATGTAAAAATATAACGATTTAGGTACAATAATACCATGAACCTTTGAGGTGAGTGGTATGGATATTGATAAACGTATTTTAATTCCTGGGTGGGCGGGTGAGTTAGAACCAGACGAATTAGAATTTGTGAAAAACGAATTAAAGAGAAGACCTGGGCTTAGGACAAAATGGGGCTTTAAGGAAAAAGCTAAAGAATTCTCAGATAAGAAAGTTCAGAAAGGAGCAAATAATGCAAGTCTCTAATATTACTTTTACAGGTGCAGACGATACCACAAGCATAGCGCATTTAGAAGAAGTTTCCACTTACTTTCCTTTTGTAGAATGGGGTATATTATTCCCTTCTACTGGAAGCCATAGATTTCCATCTAGACAATGGATAACCCCCTTGGCAGATTCTTCCCTTACTTTATCTGCTCACCTATGTGGGGCGTTTGTAACTAATGCTGTACGAGGAAATATCACCACTTTCGCTGGACTTGTTGGGGTTGACCTATTCAATAAATTTAAACGAATTCAATTAAACTTTCATGGCTTACCAGTAGACATGATTCTTGACAAAGCAAATTTTAGAAATCTAATTGATAAATTGAGACAAGAAGTTATAGTACAGATGGATGGTGAGAATGATTGGATACATGAAATCCATCCCCAAACTTCCTTGTTATTTGATACTTCTAGTGGTGCTGGCAGGACTCCTTTTGCATGGCCTTCAGCTATCGAAGGTAGGAAATGTGGGTATGCTGGTGGGCTAGGCCCAGATAACCTTAAAGCAGAACTGGATTACCTAGATTACTTCCTTCCTGAAGATACTGTAATTTGGGTAGACATGGAAACTAAACTTAGAAACTCACAAGATGATTTTGATATAGACAAGGTGATGCAATGCGCTGAAATCGTAGCACCATTTATCCATGAGGAGACTTATGTTAGCGCAGCTTAATGAAAGAATAAAGGCTCAAGTTCAAAACTTAAATATGGCTACCCATTCATATGCTGAATTGCGTAGCATGAATGTGGAAGAATTAAATGATAAAGTAGCGGAGTACAGTGTATGGAAAATTCAATTAGAAGCTATGGTAGGGCAGTTGAAATCGGAAGCTACTTCTGCTAAGTTATCTTATGAAGCGGGTTTAGCCACTACAGGTTATACTCTAGTTAAGGAATATGAGAAGCAGGGTTTGAAACCCCCGCCTGAAAAAGTACGGGAAGGTGAAGCCTTGTCCACCAACCGTTTGCTCAAAGATACATATCAATCATATATTGAAGCCCAAGCCTTATATGAAAGCATGTTGGGTAAGTTGAATAGTATTACAACTGCATATTTCAGTGTTCAAGAATATAGAACATTGAAAACTTCACGCTAGACAAATGTCCAATAGTGTGTTATAATGTATTTAGGTTTAGATTGTTCATCCAAAGCAGTACATGGAATCGTCATTGATGAACAGGAAAACATAGTTTTACAGTTCAAGTCTGAAGGAAAAGGTTCAGATTTTGATACAAGATTTTCGCAAATTTTCGCTAATTTTTCGGAAGACTTGAGTAAAATAGATATAATATCTGGGGCTGCTGTAGAGGCAGCTATTTATATTCAGAATCCTCGTACTACTCTAGCTATTGCTTATGTGGTTGGTGGGGTTAGAG